ATATAATACATAACCTATTTTAGGCTATAATATACTAAATAAAAATTAGACAGCCAAATTTAAACATAATACTTTGTAAAGTCGAATTTTAAGTAAGCATCAAATTGAGGTAGTGATAAATTTTTCATAGTTAATAAAACTATGTTACGATTTACTGTTGCAACTTGGTCTTTAACACCTATTAAGTTCCAAGGAATATCAAATGGTTGATATAATGACCAAAGTATATCTAAAGATTTAGATATTAATTTATCAAATGTTGTTTTATCTATTTCAATATACATAATTTCATTTGTTTTTTTACAAAAATAACGTCTGTATTCTCCTACTTGATAATCTTGTTGAGTTGGGATATTTGGATTAAATACTGGTTTGTATAAAACTGTTGTAGGTTTTGATACTAGATTATTATATGAATAACCAGTAACAGTTATTACTTCAGGCAGTTTTATTTCATCTGATGTAATTAAAGGATTAACAAATGTTTCTATAGTTGTTTGGGTTAATTCTTCTACTGGTGTATCATTTTGATTTTTACCTGTAAAATATTTACCAGTTGAAGTAATAAAGTAATATCCAGTATAATTTTGGCCTGTAGATTTGAATTGAAATTCTCCTCCATTAGTGTATTGATTAGGTGTTATTTGAGATAAAGGATAATACATTATTTTTTATTTTAATAATTCTTGAATCCAAGCTGTTCTATTAATTGAATTTAAAGCTCTTTGATAATCTAGTATAATAGCACTACTTGCTCCTCTATTTTGAGTTTTAGTTATTGCTGTTGCGTTATTAGTATAATCAATATCTTTATCTAATTCATTACCAAATATACCCTTATATTTACCTAATACTAGAATTCTAATAGATAGATTTTCATCAAGTACACTATCTGGGTTATTAACTATATTAATTCTTGCTCCTTCTACGATTAAAAGATTTTGAATTTTTTTATAATTACCTTTAGATGTAATTTGTGTTAATCCTCTACCTCTATATTTATATCCATCTCCTACTTCATCATTACTTCCTCCGCTATAAACAAAATTTGCTGTAGATTCAGGATTTGAAAATATATTTCTTATTTGTTGATCTGTTTTTCCTTTTGTTTTTGTTTTAAATATAGATTTAATTCTTGCTAATCCTTCTGGTGTATTTGCATTGTAACGTAAATTTTCTACTTTATTAGGAACTAATCCTGCTTCAGCTTGTGCTACAGTTAATATAGCTGTTAATTGTGATTTATCTGTTATTCCATAACTAAGAGATGTTTGTATAATTTTTTCTACAATATCTCTATATGATTCAGGTATAGGATCTCCTTCATTAGTAGTGATACCACTCGCGTCATTTATAACATCATTTAAAAGAAATCTTGTTGGTTTATTTGTTGTTTTAGGTAATGATAAAGAGTCAATAGTTGTATTCCACATATTATTTTCAATAGTGTGGTTTACTCCTTTAATTATAAATACCATTTCTCTATTATAATTAGAAGGTAAATAATTTGTATCAACTGTAAATTCTTGATAAATTTTCATTCCTGATAGGCCTGCCATAGTTAATGAAATATTAATAGGAATAAATCCAGTTGATGTAGTAGCTGATCCGGTCTGTTCATACATTAGTTGCTGACCATAAGAAATAAATGTATTTAAAACAGAACTATAAGAACTAAATGCATTTGTATCCCAAACAGGTAATGCATTATTACCCATATTCATACTTTTAACAAATGTAATATAATCATTTACAGTAGTTTTATATTGATTATCAAGTGATGATGATGGTAAAAGATAAGGATCACCAATAAACTCAATTAATCTACTATTTAATCCTTTATTTAATCTAGATAATGCAGTAGCATCTTCTCCTACTACTCTTTGACGTGCCGCGGCTCCAATAGTAATCATACTAGCAAATTGAGGTGTTAACTCAGTTTTCATAGTAAAATCTTTTATAAAACCTGCTGAGCCTGAGCCTTCAGATCTTAATGGATTATATCCATATAAATCAAACACAGATGATTCTGTATTTAAGTTACCAAGTCTAGCTAAAGCTAATGTTTCTTCACCAGCTACTCCTAATGGAACTTTTTTAGCTTCATTTATTTTATTATTAAAATAAGCTATTACTTCATCTTTTTTATATAATTTATTTTGATCTATAAAACGAAGTGTATTTGTATCTTCATCAATCACAGGAACTATATTATTAATACTACCTAAACAACTACCAATAGTTTGTCCTAATGATTTAAAAAAATCAACTAATGCTATTTTAGAACTTGGTGCTGTTATTAATTCATCTAATTTATCTTTTATAAATTTAAAATTAACATAAACATTCATAAGATTTCCATATGTTTCTTCTTTAATAGATACTTCAAATGGAGAAGCAGTTGGTATAATTTTAACATCATTAATTCCTACTGTTATGTCTTTTTTTACTAATATTTTACTTGGATCAGTACTTAATTGAAAATCTAAACAATTTATTATATTAGTTTCAGAATTATAATCTATATTTAATATTTTATATTTTGAATTTCCTTGGTCAATAGTAGGTATAATACTTTGTTCAATTATTTTTAATAAAGCTCCTAATCGAATATAATAAGAAGGACTATCTTCAGTAGCACCTGACCAGGTTTGTTTTAACACATCTTGTAATTTGTTATTACTTAATGATGTGGTAATTGATACACTATTAATATTTTTAGTTCCACTAGTAGCAGCATCCATTAGCCTTTTTAGAGTATCTAATATAGCATGAATATTACTTTTATTACGTTCATTCACTATACTAGTAGGACTATAATCATCTCCTGCTGTTGCTGTTTCAATAGATGTTAAAACTTTTGTTGCTACTGTATTTGGGTCAGCTGTTAATATATTTACTTTAAGTGATTCAATAATATCTCCTACACTTCTAACTGTTAATACAATATTGTAACTTCCATCAGAATTAAAATTCCAATTAAAATTAACTACTTTACCTAATATAGCATCATAATTACCATTACTATCATAACGAGCATTAACTATTTGACCTAAAAGTATATCTACATTAGGTGAATCACTAAAAAACTCATTTTGTAATGATTTAGGTGTTGTTTGAGGTGTTCCTTTATTATCAAGATAAATAGTATGACCCCACTCTAATAACACATAAAAACCTAAACGTAAATATAATGTATCAATTATTTCAAATTGAGATTTATCCCAACATTTAATATTAATAGTTGCTGTTTTTAATGAACCTATATTTTCACTTTTAATATTAGCTGATGTTATACCAGGCATTGGTCTTAAACCAAAACTATTTGAATCTGTTCCCCATCCATAAGAGTAATTATTAAAAACTGATGCTGTTGAAGGTTTTATTTTAGGTATACCTCCTTTTAAAGATCCTCCTAGTTCAGTTACACCAGCAAATAAAATAGCTTTTTTAGCTAATTCAGCTCCTGTTAAATTTAAAGTACCAATATATGGGTTATTAAGTTCTGCTGAGTTTTCAATGCTAACAGAAGACATTAATCTTACAAATGATGTAGAGGCATTAATATAATTAACAAATTCTGGTGTTCTAGGGTTGTTAGAATTAAAACCAGAAGCTAAAGCTTTTTGACGAACTTTTATTTGATTAGTTATAGTAGGATGAAATCCTTCTCCTAGAATATTCATATTAACTATTTATAACGTTATAATTATTTAATACATTAGCTGGATAAGCTGGTATTCTTAATTGTACTCCTTCAGGTATGATTAAACTTCCAAGTGTAACTTGTGGATTAGCAGCCGCTATTATCCACCATAAAGAACTATCTTGAAAATATTGTTGTGCTAATACATCAAACCTATCTCCTTGCTCTGTGTAAACATAAATGTCTTCTGGAGTTAAGGCAATTTCTGGATAACGAACTGTTTTATAAGCTTGTTTTCCATTTATTTTAGTTAAAGGTATATTGATATATCTATTCATTAAATGTAATTATTGGTATCATAATTGTTATGATCACCTGTGTTTAAAGCTATAAATCGTTCTGGGCCAAATGTTGATACTTGGTTACCTCTTAATTGATTTCCATTATTATCACGACCAGCTAATATGTTAGTTCCAGCGTAAGTGTTAGTTTGTTTTCTTGGAACAAAGTTATGTATTGGAGTAAAGTTAAATCCTGATACTCTAATTATATGTGGTAGTTCTTTAACTGAGTTGTCACTTTCTGCGTTTGTATCATTAATTCCTATTTCCCAAGGTGATTCTGATGGTACATCATATGTTAAACTAGTTATAAACCCTGGTTGAGAATATAAATATCCTCCTACAGTAAGCCTAACTAAAGATCCTCTCATGTATCCTTCTTCACTATAATCAGGCATTAAATTTGAAGCTAAAAAATTTAGCTTTTGATACATTGGTATAAGTTCTTGTTTTGATTGAGCCGCTATAGTCCAAGACATATTTATTGTTCTATCAAAAGTATTATATGTGTAGAATTTTTCACCTCTACCTACATATTGGGCTGATGACCAATCTGCTGTGTAATTATCTGAAAATGAATCTATAAATGCTCTAAAATGTATAAATACTCCTTCTTCTGGATCTTTATTATTAATAGCTTCAATTCTAAATTTAACTAAATCGTTTGTATCTGTTTCTGCTACAGTACGAGAATTATATAGTTGTTTAGCATTAATTCTATCTAAAGGACCTAAAATCTTTCCTTCTGAATTTTTTTTACCCTCTGTATAACTAAAAATATTTCCTGCTGAACCAGGATTGCCTAAAAATATTCGACCTTTACCATCTAATCCTCCATTTATAGTTTGATTTTGTCCAATATCATAAGATGGAGCATTTGATAATACTTGTGATGAAGTAAATGGAGTATTATTTATATTTTTTCTTAATTCTGCTCTAAAATCTTGAAATTTAGGAGCTCCATAATTTTGTATATTATTAGAAGCTGATACTATTTGTTCTTGGTTATAAACATTTGTACTATTAGCTGACGCTAAAGGTGAAGGAGCGAATCCTTGACCTGGTTCTGGTTGATATACACTACGTCCTGAATCAAATAAATCAGCACCACCTGCTGTTAAATTTAATCCACCAATATCTTTACCGCCATTAAATTGTTTAGCTACAGCTGATGGGCTATTACTTAATCCAAATAATAAATCTTTACGCAAATCAATTTTAGGACGAGTAAAAGCAGCAAATCTTTTAGCTTCTACAGGAGGAGTTATAAAATCTTGTAAAACAAATCCTTTTGAATTTGATATTAAGGGATTTATAATATTAAGTCCTAAATTTGGATTTTTTACTCCTGCGTCTCCAAAAAAGTTAAGTAATGCTGGGTTGTTTTTTCCTGTTCTTTGGGTTTCTACATTAATAACAGTTTGACCAACACCTAAATCAGCTCCTGGGCCTCCTTGATATGTTAATATATTAGTATCAGATGATTTAACATTTATTAACCTATTAGTTAATTCTACTAATCTATTTTCTGCTCCACTATCACCGCCTCTAACATAAATTATAGTATCATTATCTCCATACTTAGGTAATCTAAATCCATTTGGAGTTAATCCTTGCTTATAAAAATGTAAACCGGCAGCACTTACTCCTACTTGAGCTAGTGTGTTAGTAGGAGTATAAGGACCTGCGTTTATTAATATATCAGGATTTGCGGCTTCATTAGCTTGAGTCCTAACATTTGTTTGTGATAATAAGTTTTGTTTAGCTATAAAAAGTAAACCAGGTGTGGTAGTAAAAAATTTCCCTAGACGAATAATGTCTTTACCTGATCTCGATACAATTAGAGCTGCTTCATTTGCTGTTGCATCAATAAGTCCTACACCAGTTGTTGAAAAAGGTGAAGTACCAAAAGGAGCAGCAGCATCCACAAACTCTTCTTTAGCAACAGGTGTTTTAATAAATGGTTGTTTAGTACCACCTACTTGTCCATTATTACCGTATTTTAGAGATTTAAATTTAGTTTTTAGAGTTAATAAACCCATTAGTCTGCTCTAACTTCGTTGTATTTTACTAATGAATTTGAATTTGTAATATCAAGTTGTGATGGTAATGGTAATCCATTAATTAAATCTCCATCATCATATGATGTATAAGCATCATTTACTTCTGATTTGTAATCACCGTTAAGTGAATAACCTGGTGTATTACCAAAAGCATGTAATTTTGATTCTTTTGTAGCACCTACATTTGTTGGAGGAGTAGCACCGTTATATTTACTTTGGTTTGAACCTCCTGTTTTTAGTTTATCTAATAATCCCATTGTTTTATGTTTTTAAGTTTATTATAAATATTAATATTATGTTGTTTTATAAGTACCCATTGAAACTGCTGTACCTAATCTAGTACTGTCTATATATATTACACCTTCTTTATTTAATATGTTGGTTAGTAATTTTTCTACAGCCATCATACGATCTACTAATGGTGTTAAGTTTATTTGAGATGTAGATGATGATCTTATATTTTTATCTAAAGGTGATTGGTTATTACCTTCTAAATTAGTGCCAGCTACAATAGTATCATTATCATTAAAAGAGTATGTTCCTTCAGGTGCTGATAGGACACGCTTACCATATCCTGGCGATACAGCGTCATCAGCTAAATATGATTTACCTATAGCATAAATTGATGCTGCTGCTGCTGCTGCTAATAAAGCCCCTACAACTGGTATACCTATTACAGTGTTCATAGCTTTTAAAGCTAAAGTTCCTAATACTGATTTACCTTCTTTTTTGGCAAATAATAATTTTATTTTATCATAAGCGATACTAATTAATGTTTCATTATTTACTTTTTTTATAGCTAAATAAGATAAAGTAAAAGCACCAGCTAATACATAAGCTACATCCTTAGCTTCAGTTAATAATCCAACTATATAACCTAAACCTTCACCTATTTTACCTAAAGTATATGTCACTGGTGTTAATATAACATTAATTAAAGGTAATATGTTAGTAACTAAATTCATAAATGGAGATACTATTTGTAGTATAGGCTCGGCTAATGATACAAATAATTCTCTTAATTTTTCTATAGTGTTATTAAAACGCTCGGCTACTGATTGTTGTTGAAATTGTAATGCTAATTGATCATTACCTAAACGTTTTTTAGCTTCTTCTAAACTAGTTGATTTAACTAATCTATCAAAAGCTTGTTTTGCTGTTTCTCCTTCTTCAGCTGATAATGCTGCTAATGCTTCTCTATCTATTAATGATTGAGCTAAGTCATCTCTAGTTAATCCAGCAGCATTTGCAATAGCTTCTTGTTGGATTCTGTTCATATTAGCAAAATCAGCAGATGTACCTACTTGTCTTGCTATTTCAGCGGCGGCTCCAATTGAGTCACCTTGTAATGCTAAATATCTAGCTTGTTCAAAATTTAAATCTTTACCAGTTAATAATTCAGCTTCTAATTCATTTGATATTGATTGTTCAAAATTTAATAATCCTGATGCTATTTTATCAGCTTGTTCTAAATTTAAACCAAATTGTTTTGATTTAACTACAGATTCAGCTAAAGCTGATGCTCCACCTTTTAATGATAATTTAAGGGCTGCTGATGCTTTACTAACTTCTCGTAAAACATCTTTTTCATTAACTACTAATTTATTTTGAGCTGCATATGCTTCTGCTGCTCCTAATATTTCAGATGTATTATCTTCTAATGTTTTACCATTAACTAAAGATATTTTTTGAATACCTATTAATTCATCATTAGTATAACCTGCTTGTTCTCTTAATTTAGTAAAAGTAATTAAATCTTTTTCATTTAATACAGCATTAGAACCTAATGATTTACCAACAGCTATTACACTTTCATTTAATCCTCTAGTATTAACAGCGGCGTCAGCGGTTAAATTTGCTGTTTGAGTTAATTGAGTATTTAATGTTAAAGCTTCTCTATAACTCATATTAAAGGCTTTAGCAGTATCACCTGCTAATTTGTCTGTACCTTTAAGAGCTTCTACTAACTCTTTTGTTAAAAGTGATAATGGATCTTTAAATGATTCTAATAATTGAGCTCCTGCTTCTTTGATTCCTACTTTTAATACTTTAAATTTATTAACAAAACTATTAACATATTTAGGATCTTTTTCAAGTTGTTCAGCGAATTCTCGCATTTTTTCATTAACTTTATCTAAACCTAAAGCATTCGCTAAACCTCCAAGACCTAATTTATCTAAAGCAGTTTGGACACCACTAACAGCAGCGCCTCCTATACCCATTAATTTGCTAATTCTTTCTTCTTGTTTAATTCGAATATTAGCTTTATCAATAATAGTGTTTATACTAGAATCTTCATCTTTTAAAAAATTAACAGCTGACTTTTGTGATTCAGTAAGATTTTTAAAAATTGATGTTCTTCTATCTATTTTTTCATTGATGCCAGCTTCTTGTAATATTTGAGTAGCTGCTAATTTAGTTTCAGATTGGTATTTTAATATTTTTTCTTTATGCTGTTCTAATTGTTTTTTAGATAATTTATTGATGCCTTCTTCTTCATATTTAAGATTTTTAGCTTCTTTAATTATATTTTTAAAACCATTAGAAAACTCTTTAGTTGAACTTACAGCTTTTGGATCAATTTCTTTAACTATTGCTTTTAAAGTTGTTGAAAGATCACTAAATGAAGATTTTGTATTTTCTACACGATATTGAACACCTTCTAAAGCTGTTTCTAATTGCTGGATAGTTGTTTCAGCATTTTTAATATTAGTAACATCCCAGTCCTTAAATGGATTTCGGTCGCCTAGTGCTTTATAAGCTTTCTCTATTCGTCCTAAAAGTTTTTCTATATCTTCTTTACTAGTCGCCATTTAAGTATTTTGTTATAAATATCAAAGGCATCTATTTTTTAGATGCCCTTGTATGATAAGTTGGTGTATTTGATTGTTGTAATTTTTGTTTAGCTGATTTAACATCAGCAAAATCTATTTTATTAGGATCTGATTTTGTAGATTTTGAATATGCTTCTGATTCTTGTTGTTTTTGATCTGCTATAAAATTATATGTAGCCTGTCTTAACCATATTGGCATATTATATACAGTTTCATGATCATAACCACCATTTCCATAATAACATATATCATGGATGGTTTTAAATAGATATGATCTATAACTCAGAGTCAGGCCAAAAAAAGTTTAAATTAATTGGAATAGTGACCTCCGTACCACCATCTAAAACATATTTTAAATCTACGTCAGGTTGAACTTGTTTAATATAATCTCTTAATGATCTAGAATCTCTAGCCAATAAATAATTATCTACAAATTCTCTAATTGTTTGTTCTTCTCTATCACCATTAACTGATGTAATAATATATTTTAAACGAGTAGATAATTCAGGTGAATTTTCTTTGTTAATTTTTTTAAGACCTTCTAATTCTTTATCAATTTTCTTTTCGTCAGCTGATGTTAATATTTTAAATGTAATTTTAGTACCTAAATGAGGTAAAGTATATGAAAATTCATTAACTCCTTTAGTGATTAAAGATTCATCAAATGGTTTATTATCTAATGATGATAAATCTACAGTATGTGATTGTCCATCATATTCAAATGTGTAATTACCTCCGTAACCTAAAATACGAGCAGCTATAAATAAAGCGTTTTTATCACCAATAATTAAATCATCATAATTAATTTTAGTAATAATTAATGATTGAAGCATTTTATCTAAAACTGTACCTTGTTTGATATAATTCTGGTTAGTTAAAATATCTTCTTCTTTCGCCGTCATATATTTCATTTCGATTTTACCGCTTGATAACGGGTTATCTTCAGAATATAGCAAGCCTTTTGATGGTAGTTCTACCGTTTCTGTTGGGAATTTGTGTTTATTGTCTTCCATAAATTTGATTTGTTTATAACTATGTTTATATATATAAATATATGAGAAAAAAAGAAGCTCGCCAAAAGGCGAGCTATCTTAATCCTGTATTTCGGGGGAGGGGTTTTTAGAAATTTAATACACAATAATCTGGTTGTACTGTCATTGTGATGTTTTGAGCCGCTGACTCATTATCCCAACTGTAATCACCAAAGTTTATGTCTGTAATTAAAGCACCAACAATGATCCATTCTGAAACGATATCACCTACTGGTCCTAATACGTTTAATGTTAAGTCTTTCTTGTAGAAATCACTGTAACCATCTCTACCAGTTACTGATTCGTGATGTAAACGTAGCCATTCCATTACTGCCTGAGCTCCTGAAGGAGTGATTGGATCAAATAATGTCATTTGAATAGCACCCCATTTAGTTTTACCTTTCACAAAACGTTGAACGTTAATATGATTTAAAACCACTGTATCTTGAGTTAATGACACTGCATTTACGCCTTTTACAATAAATGCTGGTATACCAGTCATGCTTAATAAAAAGCGGTTTTGCTGTTTTGGCTCAAATTGGGTGAAAAATATATCGTTTGAATTTACAATTGCCATGTTTTTATTTTGTTATGTTGTTTGTTCTTTATTATAAATATTATCTAATTTAATCCTTACGCTGGGAAAGTTGCTCCTGTAGGTAAGATATTGAAATCTAAGTAAATAAATTCAGCTGTTCTTGTTGGTTGAATATAAATCTGACCAATTAATTGATTTCTGTCAATTACGTCTGCTGTATTATTTGTATCATCCATAATTACTCTAAATGCATATAAACCTTGTCTTTGTTGAACTGATGTTAAATATGGATTTACTTGTGATAAGAATGCGTTTCTAGTTGCTAATGTATTTTGTTCAAACACTAATGTGTTAGCAATTTGTGAAATGTAGTTCTTAAGAGCAATTAATAATCTTCTAACATTTACTCTATCTAAAGCTGACGCTTGAGTTTGTAATGTTTTCTGACCATATACTACTGTACCTGTTCCAGGGAATGTAGCAATAGGATTTACTTTGTTTGTATATAAAGTATCTCTACTTGATTGAGGTAATTTTTGAGCTGCTCTAATTACTTGTAATCCACCTCTGTTAATACCAGCTGGTGCAAACCAAGGCTCAGAAACTGAATCATTGAATGCGTAAACACCACCTATTACTGTTGAAGCTGGAACCCAAACATTTTTACCAGTTGATGAGTCAAGTACTTGAACCCAAGGCCAATATGTTGCTGCATATGATGTATTTATTGAGTTAGCTACTGAAGTTACAGTTGATAAAGTTTGTGTACTATATCCAACTAAATCTACTACATATAAACTATCACCACGTGTTTGTGTGTTAGTAACAATAGTATTACATTGTGTAGCATGAAAATCTTTAATCAAACCTGGAGTTAAGATAATATTGAATTTGTAATCATCTTGATTAGCTAATAAGTCAATCATATTATCATAACTAGTTCCTACTAATCCTTGAGTATCTGTAGCATCAATTTGATCATAGAATTTAGCTCCGGCTTTAATAGTACCTGTAGCTCCTGTGAATGAACCACTAGCGTTAACTGGGATCGATCCTGTAAATTGTGTTTTAGCAACTCCTGTATTATCAAAATAGTTTGGTGTTAAATTATTAACCGCACTTACATATACATAACGTGATCCATTAAAATATGAACCTGATGTTTCGATTTGATTAGTTGTTGGGTTATAATTTTGTACTTGATCGCCAATTACTCTTGAAATAAAGTTAGATGCAAATGGGTCTAATGATAAGTTAGTGAAAGTTTCTAATACAGTTTGATTATTTGTATTATCATTTCCTTGACGAATTAATAAGCTAAATGTACCTGATGATGTATCAGAATTTAATATTTGCCATCTAACGTTATTTTCTGTACCAGAAGTTAATGAACCGCTTAAATCTAAACTAGATGAGCTATTCATGATAGTACCTTTAGATATTGTATTTAATACAATAGTTGCTGAACCTGTAGCTCCGATACTTCCAATAGTTGTACTTGTTGCTACTGACCAATCAGCACTTTTACTTACTACTCTAGCTACTAATAATGAAGTACCATTGTTGTTAAAGTAATTAAATGCCGCTTGTGAAGTAAGATAAGCGTAACTATCACTACCACTTTGAAATGCTCCTCCAAATTTATTTAAATAATCACTATATGAAGTAACAATAGTTGGAATTTCGATAGGACCTAAAACTGTAGGACCTATAATTGCTGCACCTACTGAAACTGGTTGCTGTCTGATAAACGATGAATCGTTTTCTCTTGCTAATACACCAGGGGAAATTAATGTTTCTGCCATGTTATTTGTTAATAAGTTTAATGTTTATTATAAATATGTTAAAGAGTCTTAAAATCATTCATTTCCAATGAATTCTCCACTATCTATATTAATGGTTCCTCTACCATATTTTGATTGAAGTTCTTGACTTAAAGTTATTTCATTTGATTTAAGTTCTTTAAGTTCTTCAGTTACTTCTTGCTTTTGTAATTTTAAATCTTGGATCGCCATTTCAATTGATCCATATTTATCAATTAATTCAGCTCTTAATTTTTGAATTTCTTTTACTGATGAAATTTCTTGTTCTGTTAGTTTTTCTGTTTTCATAATTTTTATATTATTATTTTAATTATCCTGTAGATACATTTACTGTTGTACTAATTGAATATATTATACCTTGTACTTCTGTATTAAACCAAATTGTTTGAGGACTTGTTATGCTTCCATTTATACGTACAGCAAAGTCACTATTTGCATTTGTTACTGCGTGATTAATTGAACCTGAATTTGATATAGGTACAATATTACTACCTGAAACTATAGTATATGTAGGATTAAAATCTCCAATACCGCTTAATGTTGATGCTGATCCTGTTTCTGCAAGACTAGTCCACCAATGTATTAATTGTTGTGGTCGTGTTAACGCAGAACCATCTACATCTTTAAAATCAGCTATAAATGATTTATTATTTCCTGATGAAACTACTGATAAACTACAACTTACAAAATTATATGTTGAAAGTCCTATAATATTTCCTGTTACTGTTAATGAACCTGAAACTATTTGACTTCCTGTCACTACTAATGAACCTGTAACTATAGTATTACCATTTACATCTACTGTTGCATTTGGGGTTGCTGTTTTACCAAATGCTACTTGACTTCCTGTAGCATATAGTTGAACATTACCTAATCCATCTGATAAAACTACTGTAGAGGTTAAAGCAGTTGTTCCAGCATATTTACCTATAATAGTATTATAATTCCCTGTTGTTATAGATTCTCCAGATCCAGATCCTATAAGAGTATTACTACCACCTGTAGTTAATAAATCACCGGCAAAAGATCCTACCGCTGTATTGTAAGCTCCGGATGATATTGAATATAATGCTTGGTATCCTATAGCGGTATTTGCATCTCCAGTATTATTAGCAATTGTAAGACTACCGTTTAAAGCTTCAACTCCTACAGCTGTATTATTGCTAGATGTCATATTATACATCGATTCAAATCCTATAGAAGTATTATTACTTTTATTTCGTGAGATAAATAAAGCTCTATGTCCTACTGAAGTGTTATTATCACCATTAATGTTATAAGGTAAAGTTTCATACCCTAAAGCTGTATTATTAACACCTATAGTATTATCACGTAAAGTAATAGCTCCTAAAGCTGTATTTCTACTTCCTGTTGTAGTATTTTGTAAAGTAAAAAGTCCTACTGCTGTGTTGAATTGTCCTGTAGTAATCATATTCATAGAACCACTACCTACCATTGTATTTCCAGGTATATTAGAATTTCCTAAACCTATTTTTATAGTACTAACTGTTAAAATATTACCATCAAATATTAAATTAGAATTTCCGGCGGCGATATTAGATGAATTTTTATAAACTACCTGATTTGCTGAACCTGCTACAGGACCTGTTGCCCCTGATAAACCTGAGGTACCTGATAGACCTGAAGTGCCTGATAAGCCTGAAAGACCTGATGTACCTGATAAACCTGATGTACCTGATGCTCCAGCTTCACCCATAGGTCCAAAACCTACATTAGTAAATCCTTCATTAGATGTACTATAATCTGAAATGAAATATAATGGATTTCCTATTGATCTAGCTGTTGTATGTCTTAATGTATTATTTTGATAATATCTTACATTATAACCATCATAAGTTATATAAAATTTATCACTTAAACTATAGGTTCCAGTATATTGTACATTGGTTAATTCAGTAATAGTAAATTGATTACCACTTGCTTCAAATTGGAAACTAAAGTCTATTAAAGTCGGATCTTCTGGCGTTCCAGATATGGTTTCTATTAAGCCAAAAACTACAGCTATATTGTCATTTGTTGTTTGGGCAGTAGTGTAAACTCCTCTTGCATATCCTTGAGTTGAATATACATAAGCGTCATAACTGCTACCACCTCCACCTGTGTTTATAAATGTTGATGAATTAGTTCCATAAGAAGTATTTGAAAATACAGGAGTAAAAATTGGAGTTCCTATAAGACCAGATAAACCTGAGGTACCTGATAGACCTGATTCACCTGAAAGACCTGATAAACCTGAAGTTCCGCTTAAGCCTGAAAAACCTGACAAACCTGAAGCGCCGCTTAAGCCTGAAAAACCTGACAAACCTGATGTACCTGAAAGGCCTGAAGTACCTGAAAGACCTGATGTACCTGATAAACCTGATGTACCGCTTAAGCCTGAAAAACCTGATAAGCCGGATAAACCTGAAGTACCTGATAAACCAGATTCACCTGAAAGACCTGATAAACCTGATGTACCGCTTAAACCTGAAAAACCTGACAAACCTGATGTACCTGAAAGACCAGATTCACCTGAAAGACCACTTGTGCCTGATAAGCCTGATAAACCTGATGTACCTGATAAGCCTGAAAAACCTGATAAGCCAGATAAACCTGATGTACCTGAAAGGCCTGAAAGACCTGATGTACCTGAAAGTCCTGATAAACCAGAAGCTCCTGATAGGCCTGACGCGCCTGAAAGACCTGATGTGCCTGAGAGACCTGATGTGCCTGAGAGACCTGATGTGCCTGATAAACCTGAAAGTCCTGAAGTGCCTGAAAGACCTGATGTGCCACTTAAACCTGAAAGACCAGATGTACCTGAAAGACCAGATAAACCTGATGCACCCGATAAACCTGAAGTTCCACTTAGGCCGGATAAGCCTGAAGCACCGCTTAAGCCTGATGCGCCTGATAAGCCTGAAGTTCCGCTTAGGCCTGAAAGGCCTGAAGTGCCACTTAGACCTGAAAGACCTGATGTGCCACTTAAGCCTGAAGTGCCACTTAAGCCTGATAAGCCTGAAGTTCCGCTTAGGCCTGAAAGGCCTGAAGTGCCACTTAAACCTGATAGACCAGATGTGCCGCTTAGACCTGATGCTCCTGAAAGACCTGATGCTCCTGAAAGACCAGATGAGCCTGTTAAACTTAAATCAGTTCTATAGACTATATCTCCTAAATTATTAGAGACTAATATTCTTGTTTCAGTTGTGCCGGCCGCTAAAGTAGGTAAAGCTAAACTTCCTAAAAGGGAAGTACTTCCTGTAACTTGAAAACTACCTGATATTTTAGTAGTTCCTATTAATGTTTGAATATCATTAGTAGCATCACCAAACTGGTTAGAACCAGATGAATAAATCACAGATGAAGTTTCATATATTGTTGTTAAATATGTTATACTACCTGTTCCGTTAACTGTTAAATTTCCAGTTACTGATAATGTTGTTCCGTCATAAGTGAAATTAGAAGAACCTGCTGGATTATTAGATCCGTCTTTGTAAACTACTTGATTTGCTGAACCCGCTATAGGACCTGTTGCTCCTGATAAACCTGAAGTGCCACTTAAGCCTGATGTACCTGAAAGACCTGATAAGCCTGAGGTGCCACTTAAGCCTGATAAACCTGATGTACCACTTAGGCCTGATAAACCTGAAGTACCACTTAAACCAGATGTGCCACTTAGACCTGAAAGACCTGAAGTGCCACTTAAACCTGAAAGACCTGAAGTTCCGCTTAGGCCTGAAGTACCGGATAAACCTGATGTTCCATTTAAACCTGAAAGACCTGAAGTTCCGCTTAAACCTGATAGACCTGAAGTTCCGCTTAGGCCTGAAAGGCCTGAAGTACCACTTAAACCAGATGTACCTGAGAGACCTGAAGTTCCGCTTAAACCTGATAGACCTGAAGTACCTGAAAGACCTGATGCGCCTGATAAACCTGAGGTGCCACTTATGCCTGATGTACCTGATAAGCCTGATAAGCCTGATGTACCTGATAAGCCTGATAAGCCTGATGTACCTGATAAGCCTGAGAGACCTGAAGTACCGCTTAAGCCTGATAAGCCTGATGTACCTGAGAGACCTGATGTGCCTGATAAACCTGAAGTGCCATTTAAGCCTGAAAGACCTGATGTACCGCTTAAACCTGATAGACCTGATGTACCTGAAGTGCCACTTAGACCTGAGAGACCAGATGTACCGCTTAAGCCTGATAAACCTGAGGTGCCGCTTAAGCCTGACAGACCTGAAGTACCGCTTAAACCTGATGTGCCTGAAAGACCTGATAAGCCTGAGGTACCACTTAAGCCTGAGAGACCTGATGTGCCTGAAAGACCTGATGTACCACTTAAGCCTGATAAACCTGAAGTGCCACTTAAGCCTGATGTACCTGAAAGACCAGATAAACCAGAAGTACCGCTTAGGCCTGAAAGACCAGAGGTGCCGCTTAATCCTGAAGCTCCTGAAGCTCCTGAAACTGTAGGTGTAATAGCAAATGAAGCTGTTAATGCATATGAAGCTGATGTAGCTGTAAGCGCGTAAGAAGCTGTAGTAGATGTAAATGAATTTCCTGCGTAAGATGCAGTACCAGTAAATGAGGGAGCAGTAATATTGCCTGTTACATCTAATGGACCAATAACATTTAATGAACCACTTATAGTTATATCATAAGCTGAATTACCTGTTAAGGCATCAATTGATTGAGAAACTTGTTGAGCTTGTACGGTTGCACCTGTTGTTATGCCCGCATTAGACAGTACTTGAGCCATTTAATAGTTTTTATTATAAATATGGAAAGATAAAAGAAAAACCGCTATTGCTAGCGGTTTAGTATATTATATAATATATAATTAATCTATTTGGATTAATTTATAAAATACAGTATAATTATCTCTATTTTTAACATCATTAAATTCATTTAATTTAAATTCATGATGTTCAATTTCTTTTACTTCTTGTAATAAAGTATTAAACTCTTCTTGAAATTGTATAAATAATGGATTCAATTCAGCTGGGTTGATTATATTACCTGATTCATCTTTTTTTTCATTAATCCACATATTAAGACTAATATTGCCGTTTTCATCTTGTGAGCCATGTTTTATAACTAAATCTTCTTTGAATTGATCAATAATAGATTTTTCAGATGATGTTTTTTTAGCTAAATCATTTAACCAGTATTTAGTAGGTAAATGTAAATCTTCACTTAATAAACCTAATGATATTGTTTCTCCAGTTGCTTGATCTACAAAACCATTAAGTTCTGTATCAAGTTTATAAATTTCATGTAATGTTAATTTAATATGAGCCATTATTGATCAGCTTTAACTTGTTTTGGTTTTTTAGTTGATTTTGTTTTATTACTATAGTAATGTTTTTTCTTTTTCGCTGACTGTGTATGTTCAGTAAATGGTTTTTCTTCTGCTACCGGAGCGTCTTCAAAGTGAGGATAGTCTTCAACAGGGAATAAAGAATTTGGTTTAGTGTTTGTAGATGTGTTTTCTTTTCCTACAATTACAGATACAAAAATAATTGCTGCTAATAGTGCAATTACAATAAAAATTAAAAATGATGACATAATTTTTTAATGGGGTTTATGGGTTAAGTTTATATATATAAATATACAAGGATAATTTAAAAATCCAAATTAAAGTTTACTTTTTCTTAGTTCTTTTAATTCTTCTAAATTATATTCTATAGATTCAATATCTCTATCTATAAAAGTACTATCTAAACCTTTATGAATTACTCCTCCTGGTAGGCATAGTATAAAAGGATTTTCAGTTAGTTTACCTGGTGATTTTGGATTCCAATGAGTTAATTCCCAATCTAAACCAGCATTCCATGATGCATTCATGTATGGATAATCATACATTCTATCTAAAGGAATAGGCATCATATTTTTAATATCTTTAACACGCATAACCATATGTCCAGCTCTACAAGCTCTTTTTTCACATAAACATCCAAATTTAGTTTTAATCCAACTTAATTCTTCATGTTCTTTACTCATATAACCTGTAGCTACATACTTGTTAGGGTATGTATTTAAAATATCACAATATATACTTATTGGATCTTCAAATATATTATCTTGGTCTGTAAATTGAATAAAATCATAATCATCTAAGTTTATGTTTTCTAACATTTGAAGTAAAGCACCTCGTTGACCTAAATTAAATTCTGAGTTGTAAACTATAAAGTTATTATTAATATTTTTATTAATAATTTTTAATATTTCCTCTTTATTTTCTTGATCTGAGTTTTCAACTATGTAAATAGTGTTTGTTAATCCAGATTCTTGGATATCTTTTAATGAGTTAATAACATTTTTAATATGATGAGGTCTATTAAATGATGTTAATAAAGTAATTATTTTATTAGATTTTGACATTATTATTTATTTAAAACCTTTAATATATCTTTTATTTGGATTAAATTCATACATTCTTTTCTTTCTGGTTGTTGAGCGTCTAACCACCATCTTCTATCATAGTAATTTTTACCACAATCTTTTTCTATATATTTTACTCTATAATGTTTAGCATGATCATTATAAAATGGTGTTAAACAAATACCTACATTAGGTTTAATTGAAGAAGCAAAATGGTGAAAAAATGTATCTACACTTAACCATAAATCAGATTCTTCAATTAAACCAGCTAATTCAGGAATTGATTTATCTAAAACTTTTTCATCTACTCCGGCTTGACAATAAGGAGAAACAGGTAATTTAGTATAATATGAAGGTAATTGGTTATCTTTATGAGAGCCTACTTGAACAACATAATAACCTAATTTTTTTAATTCATATACTAATTTAAACCATTTAAGTTCTGACCAATCTTTATTAGAATCTTGTCCTCCAACTTTAGCAGCTGTAATACTAATTAAAGCTAATGGTTTGTTTGTGTTATTTGTAATTTTATTTTTAGGTCCTGTATATTTTAAAATATCATTTATTTCTCGTTTTTCTCCATATAATTCAAAAAATGCATCTATAATTGTAGTTATGTTATTTGTAGACCCATAAGTATAAACAAATCGTTTATATCCTCCAAATAATTCATCATCCCAACCAATAAATCCTTTACATTTAATATGTTCTAAAGAAGATGGATATACACAAGATATATAACAATCTTTACCTATTTTTTCTAATAAGGGATAAGCCATAACATGATCACCTAATCCACCATCTATATAAATTATTCTGCTGTAGAATAAAGGGTGTGATCTTTTTTTATCATATCTTTCTGAATCTGAAGATATATCTGGATAGAATGATGCTTTAGTTTTTTGAGTAATTAAATCCGCTATAAACCATATTATAGATTGATATTTAGTGTCCCAATTAAGGCGTAATAAATCACTTGTTTTTGCTAATAAATAGGTATTATTAAGTATATCCCAGTCTTTAAAGTCAAAGTGTGTATTAGACTCATCTATAATTAAACTATATTCAGTTTTAGTTTTAGATATAAGTTCTACAAGAGAAGGTACAGATTGGTTTTCAGTTGGTGATACACTATAAAAATAAGCAAGTGATGTTAGCTTATTTAATATATTTGGTTTTGACCAAGGTGTAATATCTTTACAATTAACTTGTAAAGTATGGAATTGAGATTTTAAAGGATGTTTATGTAATTGATCTAATAAAGTTAATAACTTAGTTTCATTCTCCGTATGAATGATAACAGTTATTTTATCATTTTGGGTCATAACTTAATTGTATATAATAATTATAATGTAATAACTTTAATTTATTAAGCCAAATTATACTACTGATCCTGATAAATCTACTATCTCAAAAGTTACTGATGGATTAAGTTCAGATAGTTTAGTCACAATAGCTTCATGAGAAGCTAATAGTACATTACCTTGAACATCTGTTTCTACAGTTCCAAAGTTTACAGCGTTAATAAGTATAGAACCTGTATAAGCAGGAGCAACATAATTTTCAGGAGTAATTACTACAGAAGAATCATAAGAAGGATAATAAGCTGGTTTAAAATTCCATATTTCAATATCTACTTCTACTGATGTGCCGTTATTAATAGCACATTGGATGTATAAATATGTTCCATTATAATATTGATCAATAGAACCAGAAGTAATTGTACTTTGATTGCTGTTATATTTCCAAACTGGGTTGAAATTTGATATTTGTATAGCCATAATTTTATTATAAATATTTTAAGGATCAAGATAATTTAAAGTTAAACCTAAATGTCTGTAGTAATTACTAGCTGGGCCTATAGATGATCCATTACCTGTATTCTTAGCATTAACTCCACTTACTGAATATAAAGTAGTTCCTGTGTCAACATCATATAATAATATATCTACAAGAGTTCCAGCGGAAACGGGGACATTAGAGAAATACACAAATAATCCATCTCCACTCACTGTGGTATCTATATTTGAGTTACTAGCATTACTACCCCCGGAACTAAGAGGATCTACATAAGCTACATTATTACCTGTTCCTAAATCAATACTAATGTTATTTATATCAGAAGAAGCATTATTAGTAAAATTAAAATCAAATAATATATTAGCCCCTTGGTCTAAATTATAAAATTGACTTATCAAAAAATTATTACCAGGAGATATTGCGTTATTATAAATAGCTAAACCAGCGGATGAATTTCTATTAATCACAGCATATGAACCTCTAGATGCACTTGCTAAAGTAATTAAAGTAGTACTTGATCTACCAAGTTCAACATTTAACATACTAGAAGAAATAGGGCCTGAAGCTGGTATCGCCATATTTATTTAGTTTTAAGTTGTTCTTCTAGATTATTTACTTTATTAGTTAATTCTTTAATAGCTTCAATTAATAAAGGAACTAGTTTTTCATATTTGACAGCTTTATATCCACTGTCTCTAGTAGTAACTACTTCGGGTAGTATAGATTCAATTTCTTGAGCTATAATTCCTACATCTTTACCTTCAAAACCATGTAATATAGTTAAATCAGGATCTGGTTTCCAATCAAATGTATTACCAGATATTAAATTTACTTTATATAAAGCGTTTTCTATAGGTTGTATATTTTCTTTTAAACGAATGTCTGAGGTTGAGAATGCTACTACATCATTTGAAGCATCAAATCTACCTACAGTTGCACTAGCTCCTATTCCACCAATAGCTAATGAACCCGACATTGTAGTTCTACTTCCAGTAGCGTAAAATTTAATATTTCCTGATCCATCTGTTAAGACTACAGTTGATGTTAAACTTAATGATGATGAGAAGCCTCCTATAATTGTATTATTACTACCTACAACATTATAACCTGCGTCTTTTCCTATGAATATATTATTAACTCCAGCTATATTATTATACCCTGCTCTGTATCCTATATTTATACTATAATTAGCACTATTTATAGAAAAACCAGCAGTAGTTCCAATAGAAATAGTATGAATGCCCGTTTTCATATCATAGGCAGTTTGGTATCCTAGAGCTACATTATTATTAGCTGTGTTAGTAGCAGCACCTGCTGGATTTCCTCTCATTGCTTGATATCCTAAAGCACAGTTATATTGAGCTGATGTGTTAGTAAAATAATAATGAGAAGTGTATCCAAATCCTAAATTAGCTTGGCCTGATGAAAGTTGCCCACATTGTGTTCCAAAGTAAGTATTATAGTTAGCAGTAGTGAGGGAGTTTGCACCAGCAGCAAATCCAAAAATAACATTACCTATACCAGAAGTGATAGCAGCTCCCGCTAAGTTACCGTAAACTGTATTTCTTATAGCTCCCGTAGTTGTAGCTTGTAAGGAACCACTTCCTATAGCAGCTGATGTTGAGTCATTAAGTAATCCTTTCCATATCCATACTGTATCTATATCTAATCTTTTTCTTAAAGGATTTATGTTTATAGATGCATTATCTAATGGGGCTGTTGCGCCTGTTGAAGCCGCAGTAAATGTTAAAAATCTATTAGCATCAGTATTATCTACAGCTACTGTTATAGTTGCCGGGGCCGCTCCTGATAAACCTGAGGTGCCTGAAAGTCCTGAAAGACCAGATGTGCCTGATAAGCCTGATAAGCCTGAGGTACCACTTAGACCTGATGTTCCTGAAAGACCGGATAAACCTGAAGTACCACTTAAGCCTGAAAGTCCTGAAGTTCCACTTAGACCTGATAAGCCTGAAGTTCCACTTAATCCTGAAAGGCCTGAAGTACCTGAAAGACCTGATAGACCTGAAGTGCCACTTAAGCCTGATAAACCGGATGTGCCTGATAAACCAGATAAACCTGATGTACCTGATAAACCTGAAAGACCAGATGTACCACTTAGACCTGAAAGACCAGATGTACCTGATAAGCCTGATAAACCTGAAGTACCACTTAGACCTGATGCTCCTGATAGGCCTGATGTACCTGAAAGACCTGATAATCCTGATGCTCCTGATAATCCTGATGCTCCTGATAAGCCTGATGTACCTGAAAGACCTGATAATCCTGATGCTCCTGATAAGCCTGATGTACCTGATAAGCCTGATGTACCTGAAAGACCTGATAATCCTGATGCTCCTGAAAGTCCTGAAGTACCTGATAAGCCTGATGTACCTGAAAGACCTGATAATCCTGATGCTCCTGAAAGTCCTGAAGTACCTGAAAGTCCTGATAAACCAGAAGTACCGCTTAGGCCTGAAAGACCAGATGTACCACTTAAGCCTGAAAGTCCTGAAGTACCTGAAAGTCCTGATAAACCTGAAGTACCGCTTAGGCCTGAAAGACCAGATGTACCACTTAAGCCTGAAAGTCCTGAAGTACCTGAAAGTCCTGATAAACCTGAAGTTCCACTTAGACCTGAAGTACCTGATAAACCAGATGTACCACTTAAACCAGATAGGCCTGATGTACCTGATAAGCCTGAAAGGCCTGAAGTACCGCTTAAACCAGATAAACCTGATGTACCTGATAAACCTGAAAGTCCTGAAGTGCCACTTAAACCAGATAGACCTGATGTACCTGAAAGTCCTGATAAACCAGAAGTACCACTTAAACCTGATGCTCCTGAAAGACCAGATGCACCTGACGGTCCAGCTAATGTATTATATCCTAAAGTTTTAGTTGATGTATTATAAGTTACAGCTACTGTATCTGAGGTAGAAGGCAAAGTAATAGCTTTAATTGATCCACTTAATTGGATTGAGTTATCACTACCTGAAATTACAATAGGTTCTGCTCCGTATTTACCTAAGAAAACTGAGTTGTTAGCATTAGCTTGTATCACTGGTAAACCAGCAATTGTATTTACTGAAAATAAAACTCCTGATAAATCATCGTCTACTGAAAATAAAGTACCTTGGTTACCATTCACAGTAAAGATATTGGTTCTACCTGTAGAACCTGAGCCATATAATACCAATGAACCTGAAGCTCCTTGAGTGATATTTTCAATATATCCTAATGAGCTTGTAAAGCCCATTATACTCGAGGCTGGTGTTATTCTAATATCTGCCATTTTTTATTTTTAAATTTGTGGATCAGGCAAAGGCACTGTCCATTCTGGTGTTGCTAATAAATCTAATATAGGTTGATATTTATATTCTGGGTATACAGGGTTATATATAGAAGAAGGACGACCGTATGTTCCTGCTTCTACTATATAATATTCAGTTTGTCCTGTAGTAGCATCAGTGTAACTTGATGTATAGCTTGCTGTTACTACAATTACATCATATTTTACAAATGTTTTTTCTTCATCAACTGATAATCTTAAAGTAGTAGGATTTGCTTCTAATACTTGAGAAAAATCAATTGAGTTAGTTACATTTGTTGGTATTACTAACCAACGTCTATTTGGAAATTCATTACTCATATATTATAAATATTAACTTAAATTAAAACGTGTCTTATATTTTTGATAATTTTGTTGTACTTCATCTGCTGAAAGAGCTCTGTTGTATATTTTTGCAACAGGAATAGTTCCTGACCAAGCATAATTTCCTCCAGCTGCCCAGTATCCTATTTTAAAACCATCACTAAAATTTGCAGTTCCTGTTGAACCTTGAGCTCCTGCGTAATATCCATTTCTCCATACTCTAACATTAGTACCATCATATGTTATAACACAATGGATATATCCTGAAATTGATGGTGAAGTTGAGTGATAAAATTCACCAAAAACTCCTCCATGAGTATATGCCCAACTATAATCTCCATATTTGTAAAAAGCAGTATTAGTTCTACTAGCTATAGGCATTTTACCTTCTGCTCCTTTATAAGCTACATATTCTATAGTATATTGAGATACAGTACCAAAATTTGTTGGAATATTAATAACATCATCAGTTCCATCAAAATACATTTGTGCATTTGAAGTGTATGACATGTTAGTTAAATCTATAGTTGGATTATTTACTAAAGGAAGTAAACCTTGAGTTGTTGAACGAGTAGTCCCAGAAGGAATAATTTGTTGAGGTGGTCTAATAGTATCTCCAGGACATATACTTACCGCAGCTATTGATATTTTATTTGCTACATAATATTGATAATACCATAATCCTGTATATCCTAAAGCTGCATTAGCATTTGTTGTAAAAGTATTCCAAGCATGATACCAACCATCTCCTAAAGATTCTACTTTATTTGTATCAAATACTCCATATTCTGTAATATAAGCACCTGCACTTGTATATTCATAATGATACATAAAATTAGGATGTGTGTATCCTGAAGTACTTTTATATATTATCTGATAAGAATAAATTTGTCCTGGTAACCATATATTACTATTAAAACCTCCAGTATATTGAAAAAGATTTGGGCAACATTGTTGTCCTGGTGATGAATTAATTACTTCAACACTTTGTACAGTTCTTTGTCCTAAAGTAGGAATATAAGCTGTTTCTGTATAACCATTAGATTCAAAAAATACTCCAGGTGAATATGTAGTTATATTATATCCATTATAATTTCTATTTGCTCCTGTTGTTATATTTGTGCCTGGTTGTCCTATATATGAATTATAAGTATCACCAGTATCATACATAAATACTGATCCACTCATTACTACACTTCCATATCCATTTGCTGATGACATATTTTGTTATTATATTTTAAATTTTAAAAAAAGGGGCGCTTTCACGCCCCTCTTTGCTATGTAAACATAGCACCACGTGTCCCCCCGCAGAGGGACATATCTTTAACTATATAAACTATTAAATTGAGTATATAGTGATGAATTAAATGTCGTATTATAAATATATGTTTGACCAAAATTAATAGATGATCCTACTTGAAAAAAATAACTACCTCCACGTTGTCCTATTTGACTTGGTCCAGAAATACCATTATTATTATTATAACTAACTCCTCCAAATTGTAATATAGGAGAATATGATATACAATTTAGTCTAGCTAAATTCATAAAATAATAATATAATATAGATTGTGAACTAGCATTTTCTACTGTTCCTCCTGTTGCACAATTATAAAATCCTGGTTGTCCTGCTACAAGTCCTTGTTTTCGTTTTACTTTACTATGTCCTGTACTACCTGATTTTGTTTTTTGGTTCCATGCTATACCAACGCATTGAGCAATATTTTCTTGAGAATTATTTACAAACATTTTAACATTAATATCCTGTGTAGTAGAAGCAAATGATATAGAATTACTTTGTAATTGTATTGTAAGTAAATACCATTCATTTAAATTAAATTTATAATCAGTATAAACACTTGCTTGATATTTAGCACAACAAATAGCTGCTCCAAATGATATTGGTGCAAATGTTGATCTATAATTAGTTACACTACTAGCATTTTTATAATAAGGAGCCATAGCTCCAAATTGTATATATCCATTTTCTTGATTTCCTGTTCCTGAATATGAGTAATCAAATCGAGCTAATCCTGCTCGTTTTGATTTTGTAACAAATCCAGAATCACCGGGATGGTTTGGGTCTGATTGATGTTTATATGATCTTGTATTACCATATTTAGTAGGAAATTGTACAATTTTAACCCATAATGATATAGTGTATACCCTTGTATTAGCTGTATTTAAATTATAAACTGAACTAGCAATATTTTGTAAAGATAATTCAGGAGAAATAACATCTTGGTAACTACCGGATGAATACACATCATCATATGATGAAGTATATTCAGTGTTTACTCTTCTAGGTCCTGTAATGGCTCCATTTGAAGGAGCAGCTACATCAGGTGCTAGTGAAGATGTAAAATTATTAAATAATGTTGTTGAACCTGGTTGGAACATAAACATTAAATTTTCTTTATTAGGTAGTATTGGTCCTGCTGAGGTTGGCATATTATAATCCGAATCTTGATTTTAAAGCGTTATAGTTTTGAGTCATTTCTGTTGTTGTGAGTACTCGGTTGTAGACTAATACAAAACTAAATTCGCCTGTACTATATTCTGAATTAGCGTAACCAATTTTACCAACAGTAATACCTGCTGGTCCTTGTGATCCACCATTATTAGGACCTCCAGTTAATATATTGTTTGTATATGAAGCATAACTATCTCCACTTACATTTCCTAGAGCAGTTACTATTCTCCAATTAGTATCATTGGCTCCATTTTGAACAGGTGATACCCATCCTTCAGCGTAATAATTTTCTGTTGAGTTGTTCCAACACCCAATTAACCAGTTATTTGATGTAGCATTAATCATTCTACCTCTAGTACCACCACTATATCGAGCAGCACCCATTACTGTATTATTAGTACTTGGTAAACTAGGACTATTAGTTCCAACATAATCATCAGCACCATCGAATGTTAATACACCACCATTTGTTTGATTATATCCAACTCCATTATATAAAGTACCATTATTACCATTTCCTGATAAATCATAAATTGTAGTACCAGTACCTGGATATGAATTTTTATCAGCTGAGTCCCAGTGTAGTATTAATCCGTTTGTTATTATACTAGGTCCATAAATTAAAGCCATAACTTAAATCTCCTTATCAAATTCTGTAACTAATTTATCTATATCTTTTCTTTCTGCAAATATTGAATAGTAGCAATCTAATGTATCACCTTTATATCCTAAAGTAACTCCATATTCATTAACTTCTTTAATCCAAATTTCTTGGAATTGACCTATAGGCGTTATACTTACTGTTAAAGTGTCCTTGTGAATTAATGCGTACCAATAGTTAGGTAACGTTATATAATCGGTGTTTATAAGTCTACCACGAATATAAACCGAGTGTTCCGGTCCTTCTAAAACACCATATTGTAATCTTTTACCTAGTTGGGTAGGGTGATCAATTATGAATGATTTAACAGTTGCTGTTAAGGTTCCATTAACATTTAATGTTGAACCATCAAAGGTTAAATTAGCTGAACCTGCGGGATTATTAGATCCGTCTTTGTAAACTACTTGATTTGCTGAACCGGCTACTGGGCCTGTAGCTCCTGATATACCTGAAGTTCCTGAAAGACCAGATGTGCCACTTAAACCAGATGTGCCTGATAAACCTGATGTACCGCTTAGGCCTGATGTGCCGGATAAACCTGATAAACCTGATGTACCACTTAAGCCACTTGTTCCTGATAAACCTGATGTACCGCTTAAACCTGAAAGTCCTGAAGTACCACTTAGACCTGAAAGACCTGAAGTACCACTTAGACCTGAGAGACCAGATGTGCCACTTAAGCCTGAAAGTCCTGAAGTACCACTTAGGCCGGATAAACCAGAAGTGCCACTTAAACCTGAAAGTCCTGAAGTACCTGAAAGTCCTGAAGTTCCACTTAAACCAGATAGACCTGAAGTACCACTTAGGCCTGATAAGCCTGATGTACCGGATAGACCGGATAAACCAGAAGTGCCGCTTAAACCTGATAAGCCTGATGTACCTGATAAACCTGAAAGACCTGATGTACCTGAAAGGCCGGATAAACCTGATGTACCATTTAAGCCTGAAAGGCCTGAAGTGCCACTTAAGCCTGATGTACCTGAAAGACCTGATAAGCCTGAGGTACCACTTAAGCCTGATAAACCAGATGTACCTGAAAGACCTGATGTACCACTTAAGCCTGAAAGGCCTGAAGTGCCACTTAGACCTGAAAGACCAGATGTACCACTTAAGCCTGAAGTACCTGATAAACCTGATGTACCACTTAAGCCTGAAAGGCCTGAAGTACCGCTTAGACCAGATAAACCTGATGTACCTGAGAGGCCTGAAGCTCCACTTAATCCTGATGCTCCAGATAAACCTGATGAGCCTGTTAAACTTAAATCAGTTCTATAGACTATATCTCCTAAATTATTAGAGACTAATATTCTTGTTTCTGTTGTTCCTATATTTAAAGCAGGTAGAGCAAAACTTCCTGAAAGTGAAGTACTTCCTGAAACTTGGAAACTACCAGTAACAGAAGTAGCTGTTCTTAATGACCAAGTACTAGCATCATGTTGTGCTCTAATATTACCTTGACTATCAGCTATAATAACATTATTTGATAAACCTGCGGTTAAACCAATAACATTAGCTCCTAAAATTGTATTATATCGTCCTGTAGTAATACCTCTACCTGAATCGTATCCAATAGCTACATTATTATCTCCTGTAGTTACATCACGTAAAGCTTGAGTACCTACTGCAGTATTATTACTTGCTGATGTTTGGGAAAATAAAGTATCATATCCTACACCAACATTATAACTACCTGATGTACTTGTTAGTAATGCTCTATTACCATTTGCTGTGTTGTAACTACCAATACTATTATTACTTAATGATGAATCACCTACTGCGTTATTTCTTGTTCCTGTTGTATTTCTTTGTAAAGCAGAAGCTCCAAGAGCTAAGTTTCTATCTCCAGTATTAAAAATAGTTGTAGCACCTTGCATTGCTCCATTACCAATAGCAATATTATATAGTCCTCCTTGTTGATTATATAAAGCACTACCACCTATAGCTATACTTCCAGTAACAGCTGATCCTGTTGTTAAATACATAGTAGCATATCCTATTGCTGTTGAATCTCTAACACCAGTAGATAATCCTAAAGCAAAAGCACCCACTGCTACTGTATTTCTAGAGGTTCCAATTAATGATGGATATGCACCAGCTCCAAATATTTCATTTGATGTTGCTGCGTTAGGTCCAGGATTTGTTATACTTCCTGATATAATAACAGAACCTGTTACTTGTAAACTACCTGTTACTTTAGAAGTACCAATTAATAATTGAACATCATCAGTAGCGTCTCCAAACTGGTTAGAACCAGATGAGTAAATTACAGACGCTGTTTCGTATATTGTATTTAAATAAGTTATACTACCTGTTCCGTTAACCGCTAAGTTACCAATTACAGTTAATGTAGTTCCATCATAAGTGAAGTTACTTGAACCTGCTGGATTGTTAGAACCATCCTTATAGACTACTTGATTAGCTGAACCTGCTACTGGACCTGTTGCTCCTGATAAACCTGAAGTTCCTGATAGACCTGAAGTACCACTTAAGCCACTTGTTCCTGAAAGACCAGATGTACCTGATAAACCAGATAAGCCTGAAGTACCGCTTAAACCTGATAGACCTGAGGCGCCGCTTAGGCCTGAAGTTCCTGAGAGACCCGATGTACCACTTAAACCTGAAAGACCAGATGTGCCACTTAGACCTGAAAGACCAGATGTACCACTTAAGCCTGAAGTTCCACTTAAGCCTGAAGTACCTGATAAACCAGATGTACCTGAGAGACCTGAAAGACCAGATGTACCACTTAAGCCTGAAAGTCCTGATGTACCTGATAAACCAGATAAGCCGGATGTACCGCTTAAGCCTGATAATCCTGAAGTGCCACTTAAGCCTGATAAACCTGATGCTCCTGATAGGCCGGATGCACCTGAGAGACCAGATGTACCGGAAAGTCCGGATGTACCGCTTAGGCCTGATGTACCTGAAAGGCCTGAAAGGCCTGAAGTGCCACTTAAGCCTGAAAGTCCTGAAGTACCACTTAGACCTGATGCTCCTGATAAGCCTGATGTACCTGAAAGACCTGATAATCCTGATGCTCCTGATAAGCCTGATGTACCTGATAAGCCTGATGTACCTGAAAGACCTGATAATCCTGATGCTCCTGATAAGCCTGATGTACCTGATAATCCTGAAGTACCACTTAGACCTGAAAGACCAGATGTACCTGAAAGGCCTGATGTACCGCTTAAACCTGAAGTACCTGAGAGACCTGAAGCTCCTGATAAACCAGATGAACCGGTTAAACTTAAATCGGTTCTATAAACTATATCTCCTAAATTATTAGAGACTAATATTCTAGTTTCTGTTGTGCCGGCCGCTAAAGTAGGTAAAGCAAAACTTCCTGAAAATGAAGTACTACCAGTTACTTGTAGATTACCACTTGAACTAATATAAAACTTATTATAAGCGTTAAATGTATTACCGTCTTCAAAAAGTGCAGAAGATGTTAAATGGTCTCCTCCTTGTCCTTTTAATATTGCGTTATTAGTAGTACCTTGTTCGTTTCCTAAACCAATTGTGTTTCTAGGACCTGACATTAATAAACCACCGTCATATGTTGATCCTGATGGATTAGCATATATCCAACGATTTTTTTCAGAATCCCAAAGTAATGAACCTGTTGATGAGTTACCAAATGATCCAGAATCTATTACTTCAATACCTCCATATCGAACTGAAGGTGCGTCTGTGTTTAATACAATTGTACTATCTCCTACTATGACAACAGAAGATGTTACATTAGTAAATGATGCTGTACCTAATACACTTAAATTTCCACTTATAATAGCATTACCACTCACATATAATCCTGATGATGATATAGCTGTTGTAGTAATGTTTCCTTGTTCTGTTACTTGTTGTAGGGTAGGGATATATGAAGCGCTCGCAGCAATATTAGCATATGAAGCACTTAATGCATTTATAGCATAAGATGCTGTACCAAATAATGATCCTGTGAATGAAGGAGCAGTAATAGTTCCTGTTGTACTTATTGAAGCTGAAGAAAAACTAGCAACTTCACTTCCACTAACTGATAATGCTATTATACTAGCACTTATCTGATTTAATCCATTTGGAGTTTTACCTGTATACATTTTTATGATATTTCTAAAACAGATACAATTACATCAGCTGATGTTACTGCTGATGATGTTACACTCATATAGTCATTAGGTTCTAATACTACTTTTTGATCACCTCCTACTAATACAAGAGCTCCACCAGGTGTAATGATAGCACTTTTTATTAAATATACTGTTATTGTTGCTGAGTTGTCTGTAACTTGTACATCTACTGTAATGTTATTTGATGTTGTATTCGCTACATTGACACCAATAACTGTAGTTGTGGTTGCTGCTGGTGTAGTATAAACAGTTGAAGGTGATGTACCTACATTAGCTGTTAATTTATTTTTAAATGTATTTGCCATATTATCCTAATGCTATTGCGTATGCTAATGAAATGTCTACTAAACTTACTCCGTCTTGATAAAAAGCTCCGTTTGTTAATGATACTGACCCAGATACATTAACTGAACCTGATATATTAACAGATCCTGTATTCCAAGCATCTGTTACAACTAATTCTTGAATTGATTCTCCTAAAGATGAAGATTTTTCGAAATATAATTTACCATCATTTGTATTGATGGCTAATTCGCCTAATTCTAATTGGGATGTAGTGGGTTTATTACCAGCTACAGAACTTCTGCGTAGTTTTACTTGTTGGGCCATATCTATGGAATATAAAAAAAGGACCTATATAGGTCCTGTATAAATATGGGTAAATTCTAGAATAATGCCCTAGAATGTACCTCCATCTATAAGATTTGATGCTACCATTATACTTCCACTATATTGAATCAAATCACCAGATTGTGAAGGAGAAATATATGCTAAAGTTTTAGCAGCTGACATATAAGTAAATTGAATTAATCCAGCTGATGAACCATCATATATTCCTAATGAACCTGATAAATAAGGAGCACTTATATTTCCTGTAGATGAAATTGTTCCTGATACAATTAAGTTTTGGAATAATGTATTAACATATGATGCTGTAGCAGCATTAAGAGCATAAGATGCACTTGTTGCTTGTAAAGCATATGATGATGTTAATGCTTCAGCGGCGTATGATGCTGTTCCTAACAATGAGCCTGTTACTCCATTAGTGATATTTAATGAACCACTGATTATAACATTTTGGTTGAGAATATTAACATAAGACGCACTTGTAGCATTTAAAGCATATGAAGCTGTTGTGGCATTAAAAGCATATGACGCACTTAAAGCATAAGATGAACTTAAAGCTTGGGCAGCATAAGATGCAGTTCCTAATAATGAACCTGTTACACCATTAGTAATATTTAATGAACCAGTAATTGTAACATTTTGGTTAAGAATATTAACATATGATGCACTTGTAGCATTTAAAGCGTAAGATGCACTTGTTGCGTTTAAAGCATATGATGATGTTGTAGCATTTAAAGCATATGAGGCGGTAGTTGCATCTAAGGCGTATGATGCACTTGTTGCATTTAAAGCATATGATGCTGAAGTAGCATAATCAGCGTATGATGAAGTTCCTATTAATGAACCTGTAATACCTGCTGATGCAATTAAACTACCTGTAATTTGAGTATTTGAGTTTATAGATACTAAAGTACCTGTATCTGTAATATTAGTATCAACTACTGTATTATTACCTGTACCTTTAATAACTCGGTTTAAAGAAGGAAATACTTCACTACCTTTAGAACCTGAAGGACCAGTTAAAATACCAGCTGATTTTCCTGTTTCTTCTACTGTCATCCAGTAATCATTATTACCGTTCCATTCAAAAGATGCTGTAGAATTTGATCCAGTATCATAAACCATAATACCAGCGTAAGGAGCTGTAGGTGAATCTGCATTTAATATAATAAATGAGTCACCAATAATTACTGCTGATCCTGTTACTGTTTTAGTATAACCGAATGAAGCTGTTCCAAGAACTACTAAGTTCTGATTTACTAAAATATTAGAAGCAGTAATATTTAATCCATCTGCTATAGTTAAAGCAAATCCTGCTGTTGAAGCATATGATGCACTTGTTGCATTTAAAGCATATGATGATGTTGTAGCATTTAAAGCATATGAAGCTGTTGTAGCATTAAAAGAATAAGATGCACTTAATGCATAAGATGAACTTAAAGCTTGAGCAGCGTAAGATGATGTGCCTAATAATGAAGCAGTAATACCATTTGTAACACCTAATGAACCAGTAATAGATACTATACCAGTATTAAGAATTTTAAAGAAATTAGAACTACCACTAACTACTTGAAATGTAGTAGGTCCAACATCTACTGATGCTGTGACTGATCCTGAATCAATTTGATTTAAGTTTAAACCTACAACACTTGAAGCTGATATATTTGTTAAGCCACTACCATTACCTTGAAATGATCCACTAAATGAACCTGAAGCTGTAATATTAGGTAATGTAGAACCACTTAAGTTACCAGCTAAGTTCATTGTAGTATTACCCGCTGAACTTAATATATATAAGGTATTGTTTCCTACAGCATAAAATGGAGTACCATCTAATACATTACCGTAAGAAGCTGAAAGAATTGTTGGTACTGTTGATCCTTGATAAATTTTAGAAGCTGGTTTATAAACACCAGTTAAACCACTATCAGCTTGTGATGGTGAACCGTATAATATAAAAGGACCACTTAAGTCACCAATTGAACCTGAAGCAACAAGTATTTCAGCGTTTTGGGTAGTTACGTCCTTTACATTATTTATACTCCCTCTTCTATTTTTTATTATTTGAGCCATTTTTTGATATTATGTTTGTTATAAATATTAAAAGAATCCTCCTAAGTCTATCACATTGTTAGACCCGGTATCTCCAAAAGATCCTAAATTTTGTATTGTTAATTTTGCTTTTTCTACTTCAGCATTAATTAAAGTTTGTACTATATTCATAGTACCTGATATTATAAGCGCGGAACCTGAGATGTTAGTTTGTGTTAGAGTAGTAGTACCACGTACTGCTAAACTACCAGTGATATCTAACGATCCTGTTGTATTAATATTTTTAAATCTTATTCTTGACATTATGCTACTATGAATTTACCGTTTCCTATTACTTCATCTCCAGAATCTAAAGGTAATGAAAAATTAGCTAAATGATTATCTACTGTTAATACTACATTACTTCCACTATTAACTACAGATATAATAGATTGTGGTTCTAAATATAAACCATTTGTATAGAAGTTAAATTTCATCACTCCTGTATCTGTAATATTAGGTGGTACTGATGCTGTGTTAAAGTTATTTATTGTCGCCACTGAAGTTCCATTTACTGTTCCATCAGGATATGTTGAAGTATAAGAACCAGTAACAGTATTTGCTTTTACTACTGTGTTTAAAGCTAAATAATTAAATATAGCTAAATCTATAGTTGATGTGTTTCCATCAAATGAAGCTAATGATACTTGATCTAAGAATCTTACATTTGACGATAATATAGGAGCATTAGATTTGACCATGGCGTCGTTTGATGTTGTTTCTAAATTTATAATAATTTTACTTTTACTTGAAAATTTCTTAATTGAATTAAGATCTTTTTGTAATACTTCTGGAACTATATGTCCCTGTACTTTAATATTAAATGTACTTCTAACTAATCTTTCAGCATTATTTTGTAATTCTGTTACTGTATTAAACGAATCAATACGAGTTTGGAATTGGAAATGCTCTGGGTTTCCCCAATATGAATCTGAAGCGTATTCAATTGCTTCTACTATTTTATTTAATTGCGCTACATAGTAAGTAAATACTACACAACTATAATTTAATGTTACATAATCTGGTACTACTGAAGCATAATATGTTTCTGTAGGTATTCTATTTGTTAATACTGCAAAATTACTGTATGCATTATTAGGTGAATATCTTTTTTGAGTGACACTAACATTATGAGGATTATTAGCATCTAATTTATTAGCCACAGTACGATTTTTTTCTATACTGTCTCTTTTAAACATAATAAGCGGAGCCATAATAGCACCGTTTACATCTCTATAGTAACCATCCTTTTGATATGATTTCCATTTTTCAGGTGAACCATATATAACAGGAACTTCTATTCTTTCTTCATTTTGTATTACAAAAGGTCTAATAACATTTTGAAAGTAATACATAATAGCTTGATCAATGTCTTCAATTCCTATACTAAAAGGTTTTACTGGGTCTCCTTTAAAAGAGGTTTGTGTGCCTCTATTAGGAGTATTAGCCTTATTAGGATTACCCATATTAATATCAAACGGAACTTGTTGATCTACAAGTATTTGTTTTTGTGTTTTAGGTATAGGTACTCTTCCAGCCATTACATTCTTGCTTTAACTAAATTTACTTTATCTTGTGGTACATAATGACATTCACAAATATATGATACATTATAACCAAAATTTTGTAATCCTGGGTTTAAAGGATTTACATTGTTTGGATAGTCTGGGTCTTTACCTACAAATAATTGATTATTTATAATATTATCTACTTCAAAATATCCCTCATTGTACATTATAACATCTCCTATTTCTGGGACTACATTAGCATCCACTAGATCATCTTTTAAAAATGCTATTTTTACACTCCAAGCTAAATCAACACCTAAATCACTTGTAGGGAATGCTTGGTCATTTCTATCAATTAAACAATTTAATAAAACAGGTCCAATATAATATTTACCCTCAACATTTTCACCATACATATTAACTTTAGTTTGACCTAAGTTATATTTGTAATATCCTACTTGTTGAGTGATAATATCCCAGAGTAATTCTCTGTTAACATATCTAAACATTGAGACATCTCTTGAACTTCCAAATAATGCCATCTTATGCTATATAAATTACCATTGGTACTTGATTTATTTCTGTTACACGAGCTGCTGATTCAGCTGCTCTTCTTTCAAGTAATGATTGACGAGATGTTTGATCAAAATACTCTCTTAATCTTAAAAGTAATGCTTCTTTTGAAGCTGTAGCTGAAGATAATAAGTCCTGTTGATTTAAAGATATTTCTTGATTAGGAATAGGAACAGTACTATATTTTCCTCTAACATATCCTAATATTTCTTTAGTTAAAGCTAAAGTGTATTCATATATCCAACTTCTACCTACTGAGTTAAGTTTATTATAATTTGGATTAGTATAAGGTACATTTGATGTATTAGTAATTTTATTTGTACCATCATTAAAAGCAGAATCTAATCTTTCTTGTAATACAACATAATCAAAATTTAAATAAATACCGTAATCTAAATTATTATCCATTTCTTCATTAAAGAAACCAGTTCCAGGAACTGGAAATACTGATATTACATTGTTTGTAATTTCAAAAGTATAATTAGATAATGTTATAGTGTTTTGCATCTCAATAGCTTGAATAGTTTGAGCTGTGAAACTTGTAGGCATCATTAAATAATTTGTATAACCCATTCCTAAACCATAAGCACCAGCTGCTGGTACTCCACCTAAACCTCCTGCCATTGTTCCTAAAAAAGGAGCAAACATTTGAGATACAGCTGGAGGTGGTTGATAAAATACTCTTTTAATTTCAATTCCACCTACAATACCTTGAGATTCAGCCCAAGCTTTTAAATCATATCTTTGTACTCCAGGAATCAAAGTTAATCTACCTTTTCTCCAAGTAACATTACCTCCTGAACCTGCTTCTTCTCCATATTGTTCAGATAATCTAACAATATTAGCCATTGACGGGGTAATTAAAGCATTATCAGCATCAATAGATGTTGAAGCTCCTTCAAATGAAAGATAATTATCTCTAGTTAAAAAAGCATATAATTCATTTCCGTATGTAGTAACTGCTTCTTCAAAAGCAGCATATATGTTAATATCTTGAAGTTCAACCTCCATAATAGGATAACCTAATCTACGAGTAACAAAAACAGCTACGCTGTCCGCATCATTTTGGAATTGAATTTCATTATCATAAAATCCAAAAGGAGTAGGTGACACACCTGATGAAGTAGGAGCATAATAAGATGCTGATACTTGAGCAAATGAACTAGAGCCGGGCCAAATAGGTACATTCATATTATTTTATTAAGTTGTTGCTATGTAATATTCTACAGTGGCTGCGCTTCCTGATGCTTGTAATTTTACTGCTCTAATATCACTAAAATCTAATCCACTCACACTACCTGTCATTTTACTTGTTGACAACATATATGAACTACCAGTAGCAATTAAATAACTCATAGCTTCTGTTGAAGAAGATACAATTAATTTAATAGGAGCATTTACTACAGATAAATTAGTTACTCTAATATATTTTATACTGCTAGATACAAAAGTACCAGCGCCAGGAACAGAATCCATTAAAAATAATGAGGTTACTGAGTCTGTAGGTACACTAAGAATTCTGTTATCTACAAAATTAATATCGTTAATTGTGTTAGTAACAGACGATCCTACATTATCTCCATTTAAAGTTAAAATTTCAAATATTTGAGAAGTAAAAGTTGCCATGCGTTTTAATTATAAATATCAAAAAAATATGGTTTCTTATTTAATTTTAACATTAGTCATGCCTCTCTCGTAAGCATCGTTATATAATTCAATTAAATCTTCAACTATTGGATTTCTATGATTAGTAGTTAATTTAATTCCAATCAAGTTTTTAATTTTTGACGCCGCTGTGTATAAAAATTTAAATCCAGAGTCACGTTTATTTTTTAAATCTACTTGATTATCATCACCACATACTATCATTTTAGAATCAATACCAATACGAGTAACAATCATTT